GTCTTTTGTCCAAACATCAAAAGTATTATGTTCTTTAAAATCTCCTTTACGAAGTGCTAATCTGTAACCCCAACTTTCTAGAGAATGTCTTCCATATAGTTTGGGTGGTAATTCTTTATATTGCCAGTCTAATTCAGTTCTATTTGTCCAAATAAGTCTTGAACATAAAAGCGTATCTAGAACTGCACCTTTATAATAAAAGCCAAAATGCTTTTCGATAGCAGGTAGGTCGAACCCTAAAATACTATGACCAACTAATAATGTAGCTTTCTTTAGTAGGTTTAGACCATCATTCAGTTGGTCAGGATTATAGCTATAGACTTTTCCAGTCTCTATATCCTTAGCGACCATACAATGAATTTTGAAGTCTAGCTTATCGAGGAAACCATTGGTCTCCACGTCAAGGACTAGTTTCATATTAAAAATGTAAGATTGATTTTTTACTTCTTTCAAAAAGAATGAAGAACCATCTACCAAACCATTTTTTGATTTCGTAGACTTTGATGTAAGTAATATTAAAACCTTTATCGTTCCAAAGATTTAATCTTCTTACTGTAAGTGCATTAAATAAATTATGATTAACTAAATAACCAAATTTATCTGCAATCGTTATTGAATGTTCTATGATTGGAATTAAACCATTCTTAGGTTTATCATCTACCAATATTTTAAAAGGTGGATTGCTGACAATTAAATCTACTTTATCACGCCAGTCAAAGAAGTTTATATTGTCATCTTTTTCACAATATAATTTTTGACACTCAGGTAATTGATTATAAAAACTACCCTCTCCTTTAAATGGTTCTAAAACTTTATCAGTTTTTTTAATATCTAAATTAGAGATTATATCTTTAGAAATATCTAAAGGTGTGAACATAAGAGTTTTATGTTCTTCGTAATATTTATAATCCATTAATGTATTAGTGATACTGTAATTTTGTTTGTGCTTGGTAGAATGTGTTCTACTGATTTAATTGCTTTGCTAATAATGTATTTTGCTTCAACATCTCCACACATTATTACTGGAAAAACATTTTCGTATTTAATGGCATTATAAATTGCAGTCATAATTGTTCTGCAAGTTTCAAATACTAACTGTTGTTGTGTTTGTGATAATTTTAAATAATCTTCTTTTTCAACTAAGAAAGATAAAATAAATTTAGTTAATAAATTATTATCCATCAAAGTCGCCCTCTGTAAGACGACCAGTATCTTTGTTATAAAGTAAAGTAGTTGCTATTCCTGTATCTCCTGAAAATCTATTTTTCAAAACTCTACAAGTTAAAACATTACTTTCATCTTCTGATTGTTGGTCTCTTTCAAAAGATATAACTTGGTTTGATAAAGTTGCTAATGAGTGCGAACCTCTAAGGTGTGCAAGACTTACTTGTAAACCTTGTTCATGTGAAATTTTTCCCTCAGGTCTTCTAAGGTGTGAAACTACAAACATTCCACATTTTAATTCTTCAACTAAACTTCTTAACGAAGTCATTGTGTTATCAATAAGTCTTCTCTCATTATCATTCTCTAATCCTGAGATAACTATTGAGATATGGTCTAAGAAAATTACTTTGCAGTCTAATGCTTTAACCATATATCTAATTCGGTTCATTAAATCGTCTGTGTCACTTGAACCAAAATGTTCATAAAAGGTTACATAATCTTTTACTTCTTCCCACGCTTTAATAATTTCTTCTTTGGAAACTTTTTTTCTAACTTCTGGTATATGAATTAATTTATTTAATGGAATTGAAACAAGTCCTTGAATACTGCGTTTAACGCTTTCTTCTAAAGCAATGTAACCAACTTTTACTTTTTGTTTAATTAAATGATAGGCAATTTCTCTACATACTTGTGATTTACCTGTACCTGTACCACCAGTTAATAAATTTAATTCTCCTAATCTAATTCCACTTAATTTTTTATTTAAGCCATTCCATGCGTAAGGATAAGTTTCAAAAAATTCTTCTTTTAATAATAAATCTTTTGTTTCACTACCCTCAATAATTCCTGCAGGAGAATATGTTTTTGCTTCCCATACTCCATCTATAATCTTACTTGTTTTACCTGCTTGAAGTAATTCACTTGGGTCTTTAGCTTGAAGTTTTGCTATCTTAACTTTTCTAACTGGTAAAATGTTTGCACATTCTATACTTGCTTCACGACCTGCTTGGTCTTGGTCAAACATTAAAACTATGCTTTCAAATTTAGAAAGCCATTCTAATTCTCTTTTAATATATTTTTTTGCTGATGCCGCTCCTGATGGAACTGACACTACTGGAAATTTATTATTCTGACATTGTGAAACAGACATTGCATCTATTTCTCCCTCAGTAATAACGACCATTCTGCCGCCATCTCTCCAAAGGTTTTGTCCGAATAAAATTATTTTATCTGTATCTCCTAACCAAATAAATGATTTGTCAGGAAAACGTAAATGTTGTGCTACCCTATTATACTGTTTGTCGTAATAATTAGATATATGGCAGTGCTTACCATTATATATTCCAGTTTCATAATTGAATACTTTACAGGTTTCTGAAGTAATTTTCCTTTTGGGAAGTGCTTCTATAGTTCCTGTTATCATGTTTGTAATTTCCTTTTTGATTATTGGTTGTGGGTCAAGAGTATGACCATCTGTTTTTAGATAAATGCGGCAACCAAAACAATAGGTATGGTTTTCGTAGATTGCTAAATTATCTCGGCTACCGCAATTATTACAAGGAGCATGACGAAGAAACTTTTCATTAGATTGTTCCGTCATCACGTAATTCCTGTAAATCTTGGTCTGACGTTAGACCATCTTGGAATTTGTAATTAGGAATATCTTCATTTAATAAATATTTCCTAACATTAAAACTAGGACAGAACTTTTTATCGTCTAAGTCCCTGTGTCCAACTATCTGTGCGTCAGGATATTTTTGTACTAATCTTGTTAATTCTTTTTTTAAACTTTCCCATTGTTCAGCAGTGAAGTTGTCTTCGGCTTGTTTCCAATCTTCTTCTTTAGCTCCACCAATTAGGCAGAGATTAAAACTTGTATGATTGTAACCTTTGACTGCGGCTTGAACTTCGTCATCTTCACGACCTTGTTCTATTGTTCCATCTCGTTTGATGACAGTTGCATAACCGATTTTAAGCCAACCTTGTTCTCTGTGCCATCTATCAATATCTTTTGCTCCGATATTTTGTGATGGTCTCGTTTGAGAACAGTGAATTACTATGTATTTAGTTTCTTCTCGCATTTTTAATTTCCTCTAACCATTCTTTTGGGAATGGTATTTTTGTTGATTGGACGCAGTGGTATTTAAAATTATTTAACTCACACCACTTGCCATAAGTTGTTAATGATTTTTTTCCTATTTTTGTTTTTGAATTTGAAAAGATAAATCGAATATCTAATTCAGGTTTTTGTGCCTTTATTAGTTTATGCTTCTTTCTATCTTGTGAATTGAAAGCACCTTTGGCTTCCACAATAAAAGAATTATTTATTGGGAAGTCAGGTGTGTAGGTTTTCTGTTGAGTAGGTAGTTCGAAAGTAATTTTCATTCCCTCATAAACAAAATGTATTTTTTTGTTTTTAAGTTCTTTATAAATTATTTCCTCTAATCCTGATTTTAACTCAACCTTGTTAGAAATCCGAACTCGTTTGAACTTCTTGTTCCTGAACATTTGAGTTCGTCCTTTCAGGTTTAGCTTCAAAACCATCTTCTTCTTTGAAAACGTTATCGGCTTTACCCTCGACAAGTTTTATTATTTGTGCCGCTTTTAATCTCAGGCTTACTCCTGCACCAAGCATTGGTGTGTAGTAAGGAACTGGTTGATAAGCGATTTTCATAATAGAACCACCCCATATACTAGTGTTATTAGCTATCGGATTTTTCTTACTATCTAAAAGCTGAGGTCTTTGTGTAAACTTTTCTTGTGTCTTTTTGTTTACGCCACTAGCTTTCATCTTGAATTTGAAGAAAACATTTCCGCTTTCTTCTTTGAAAGGTTTAGGTGCAGACTTAACTGTTTTACCCTTATTATCTTTTTGAGCTTTGGCTAGACTGTCTTCTATAGCTTGGTTAATATCTTTAACCATCTGCGAAGCGTCTTGTTTGCCAATTTTCAAAGTTACCTTATATTCGCCAAGTTCATTAAATCGAACATCAGGCTTCATAAGGTGTGGGTATATAGCTTCTCCTGCTACACTTACCTTTGTTGGTATATCACTCATAATTTAACTCCTATATTTGTGATTGAAAATGCTAACTGTTTAGTTAGCTACTAGTGGAACTTTATATCCACTAGTGCATAGATATTGGTTTTAAAAAAACCTAGATACAGAAGAATACCGACTTTCTTACTTGGTCTAAGTCTAGAGAACCTTTTGTGGGAATTTCAGGGAACTTTTTTAAATTCTTATCTGAAAGCATAAGTCTCATTTCATTAGCGAAGTTCATTAATATATCGTTTTTATAAACTTCACAGAAAGCATCTCTAATTGCATTTGCCATTATAGATGTATCTGAAACAACGCACCCAAAGCTATCGTGTATCATGCTAAAGTTATCTACTCCTGCTTCCTTAGCTTTAACGACTGCTAACTGTAGGACTGACGCATCTAAAGAATGAATAAAATTTGGACATACACTTTGTGCAGTTTTTCTTTTATCAATTTCTTCAGTATCAGTAGCTATAGATAATTTAACTATACTGTCTCCCATTTTAGTTTTGACACGTTTACTTTCTTTTTTGTAACACATCATTTGAACTGGAAATCCTAAAGGAGTAGTCCAACAAACTGGAAGATTTTCTGATGCAACTAATCTTGAAATTGTTTTTAAGAATTTCATTATTGCTCTTGCACCAACTACAACTTCATTAATAGCTTCCCATACAATCGGTGTTAAGTATTGAGTAGCTTTAAATAAGTCATCTCCAAATTGATGTTGAGTTCCTCTTTCATTAAATTCTTTGACAACATGGTCTTCTAAATATTGTCTGCAGGAATATCTAGTCAAAGAGTAAGGTAAACACATTACTGGTTTCTTACATATCTTTCTATCTATTCCATACTCTAACCAAAGTGGAGCATGAGTAGCATCATAATAT